CGAGATAGTAAGCGCTGATTTCGTTGGGATACCAGCTAATCAGCACGCAATGGCTATGCGTATTGCGAAATCATTTTCCTTAAAAAAGGAATCGGAGGAAGACACAATGAAAGAGGAAGATATAAAAAGAATAGTGGCGGAGACAATTGCAGAGATTAAGAAACAGGAAGAGAGTGTTGAAGCTCCCCCGGCAGAGCCTCAGAAAGAACCTGAGCCTGCTAAGGAAGAGCCGAAAGCAGAGCCTGAGCCTGCTGAGCCAGCTCCAGAACCAGCTTCTGAGCCAGCCCAGGCAGAGCCCAAAGCAGAGGATAAACCCGTTGAGGAAGCCAAATCCCTTAAGAGAGAGAAGATGCTTAATAAGCTTCCACACGCGGAGACTGAGACGACAGAAGTCAAAAGTTTGAAACCGACAGTAGCGAACTTTATAAAAGTTCAAAAAGGGTTATGGAGGTAAGGACAGAAAATGGTAGCAACATATTTTAATAAGGACGTGCACTTGGAAGACCCTGATTATGGCAAGAGCGCCGAGGCTATTTTTGATAAAAGCTTTGGCGGAGCAGTGGCGCACGAAGAGGTTTATTATGACCCTTGGAACAAGATTGACAAGAGAGAACAGATAGGGCGAGCATTGCTTGAGAGATTACAGAAAGCAGGACCAAGCATAAGCACAGCGACAGGAGGAAGCGGGACAGCAGGAACAGCACTCATACCTGTTTATGTTGACCCCGAGATTGTTGACAGAACCAGATACGAGACGCCAATCAGAGCCTTGATTCCGAGGAGAGCTGTGAGAGGAAAAACCTATGATTACAATAGGCTGACAGCTAAGGGCGGAGCTCATTGGAGAAGCGAGGACGCACCACTACCGGAGGACGTTGACACTTACAGCAGAGGAAGCGTGACCATGAAGTATGGTTACAGCGTGGGAAGGCTTACAGGACCAGCGATTGCTGCTATGAGAGGCTTCATTGACGCGAGCGCTCTCGACCTACAGGTTAAGACGCAAGCATTGATAGAGCTTGAGGAAGACACCATTATTAACGGTGACAGCAGCACTTACGCAACAGAGTTCAATGGATTAATAAAATCTATTACGACTAATACCACAGACAAAAGCAGCGCTTACCCGACACTCGCAGATATAAGGTCTGAGCTCGCCACTTGTTACAACGCTAAGGGAAGAATAACCCTCGCGGTGACAGACGCAGCAACACACAACTACATCAAAGGATTGCTCATGGATTTCCAGAGGCAACCAGCACCCCCAGCTGAGAACCTGCCTTTCGGAATACCAGGAAGCTTCAGTTTTGACGGTGTTAACTTTATCAGAAGCCAGTTCATGCCAACCACAAGCGGCAGTAGGAGGATATTATTCCTTGACCCGAGATACATCTTCATGGCAGTGTTACAAGACATAACATTCCAAGAGCTGCCAAGTCTCAACGATAGTGTTAAGTACATGCTGAAGGTTTATGAAGCTCTCGTAGTGACTTTTGAGGGTTGCATGAGCCAGATGTATGGCATATTATGAGCGAGGTGAAAAAATGGCAGACATAACAGACGGGTGCACACTGGTAGCTAAAACCATTAGCGGAGGTCTCGGGATAGCGATTGTTAAGACAGCAGCCACTGCTGACGACGGCGATTACTTCTCAATGGATGACCTGATAGGCTTCGATGTGAACGTGATATGGGCTTGGGGGATACAAGACCCCACAGGGACAGCGGCGGCTGAGCCCATGGTTTACACGGGAAGCACAACGACTCCTGACAAAGTAACAATCGGTGGAAGCACGGATAATAAGAGGAGGGACGTCCTCGTAGTGTTCACAAGCAGGGAGAGCACAGGAGGAGACTCCGACCTCGGATAAACAAAATTTTTTATTTTTTTTTTTACCCTCATTTTATTTTTTGAGGAGGAAATCATAGGAGGTGTCATGATGGCACACGGAATCAGCCAATTAGAGAACAGGGAGTGGAATTTTAAGGAAGGTATTAAGTTCACAGCTAAGAGATACACTTCTGACGGGAGCATAGACCAGGATTATACTTTTATCGAGTTGCATAATAGCAGCAGCGCTCTTAGCATGACCATAGCAGCTCCGAGGAAAGGCAAGTTCCTGGTTATCACTCAGAGTGATAGCGGGACGCAAGGGCACACGGTCACGCTGACAGCCGGGACTTTTGACGGGACGAATAACGTGGCGACTTTTAATGCTCAATACGAGACTCTTGTGTTGTTCGGTGTGAGCGCCACAAGATTCGTGATTGTAGAGAACATCGGCAGCGTGGGATTAGGCACTTAAAATTAATGGTGAAGAGGATTATGAGAATAAAGGACTTATTATTGGCAGGAATAATTTTCTTGCTGGTATTATTGTCATCCGTTAATGCTCACGCAGCGATTTTCGGGTGGAGTGATTATCAGCGGGAATACTTCACAGCGAAGTCTGCCAAGGAATATTGGACTGTTGCGAGCGCAACCCTTTATAACGGCACAACCATAACGAACGAGACTCATATACTTGGTTATGGTAACATAACAGAGCTTAGCCATGATGACGTGTATGACGTGGTCGTGTTTGACGTGCATACAGGGACGAGTCTCGGCTCAGGTAATTACTCAGCGGATTACCAAGCAGGCAACATAACTCTTAGTGCTTACCAGGAGATAAGTGTTGTTAATGAGACTAATCTTCTCCTGACGAATGCTTCTGGAGGTGACAACCTCACTTATAATGACGTGGGCATAAAAGAAGATAGTGTCGTGTTGTTTAACACTTCGAGCGGAGCCGTTGTTCCGAGCACAGATTACACCATTAATTACACCACAGGCAACATAGTTCTTGTTAATGACAGCAGCCCATATAACGGTGTGAATGTCAGCGCTAATTACACTTATTACAATGATAGTTGGCCTGTCGGAGTTAATTACTCTTGGTATAACAAGGTGCCTGTTAACTGCACGCCTGTTCAGGAGAGCGCAACACAAGCTTTTATTAAGAAGATACAATTCTTGGAGCTCGGCGGTTTGAAAAGAATAGGTCTTTGGAAAAATGATTATGTTGTGAGCGCAACTGATGGCTCGCAGGCAAGCACGGATAATATTATGGGCGGTGCATGGTATGTGAATAACGCCACGGATTATGATGTGATAAGCTTTGACAAGCCTTATTGGAGCAGCACCAAGAGGTTCGCTCTTAGGGTTGATGATGTGAGCTTGAACAGCACGAGCGTGAAGGTTAACGTGGTTTGCGGATACAGATAAAATTATTTTTTTTTAATTAACTCCCCAGTATTCCTGGCGTGACTTGTGAGGGAATGCTGGGCTTCCCAATTTGCCAAGAGGCAAGAAAAATAATAGGAGGAATTGGCAGGAGCCAAAAGAAGAAGAATGATAAGTATAATTTTCTGTTCTTTTAGGAGGTTTTTAGAATGGTATTAACCACTACTGCGAAGGTTGTTCAGAGAGCCGGGATAGGCTTGCAAGCAATAGACGAGAACGTGGGGACAGGCGATAATAGTAATAAGCATTTTGATTTAGACCATGATAAGATAATCGCTGGGACTTATAGCTTGTATCATGCTCCGAGCGGCAGCAATGACATGACCAGCTTGACAGAAACCACTCATTACACTTTGGATAAGGACAGCGGGAGAATAATCCTGACGGACGAAGGCGTCACTGCTCTGGGAACGGACGTTCTTTATGCTTCTTATACTTACTTGGCTGATGACAGCCCTTTAAATGATAGTATTATAAGCAATTTCATAATCGTAGCTCATGAGAGGCTCAGGGAGATAACGGGAAGGGTTTGGAGCAGCACGACATTCACAAAATATTTTGATGGTTACAAAGCGGACAGTTATCCGAGGACGGACAGGCCTTTCAGCGAGATAAGAGAAAGGTATGATTATATTCAGCTTGACGAGTTCCCTGTTACAAGCGTTGAAGAAGTATGGTTCCTTGATAGGAACGAGAACACTTTCAGCGAGGTTCAGGTTTATGATGCGAGCGGAACGAGTTATACTGACGAGCAAAGCGACGCGGAAAACCCGAACACAACGTTTTATCCTTTTAATAGCAGCCCCGCGAGTAATGACGCATTATAC